AAAGAATGGTAAAAGTAACTAATATGGTAGATTCACAGGTAGGTATTACAGACCTTTCTGTAGGTATCAAACGTCGTTGGCAGAAGAGAGGACAGTCATTGCCTATTCCTTTTGACCAGCTTCAGATATTACTTTATAATGATGGCGTTGCAAATATGTTTAGACAGGGTATGCTTTATATCGACAATATGAAGGATAAGTAGGACCTCGGTCTTGAGCCTATGGAGGCAACAGAACCTACAAATATCATCGCACTTAGTGAGACTCAGATGAGAGAACTTTTGAACAATAAGCCTATTGCAGTTTTCAAAGCTGAAATAGCTAAGTTACCCGATGCTCAGATAGATAATCTTATTGATTTTGCAATTTCAAATAAAATTGTTAATGTTGATAAGTGTGCAATCTTAAAGGAAGTTACTGGCCGTGATATTCTCAAGGCTATAAGAACACAGGAAGAAATCGCTGCAGAAGATGCTGCAGAGAAGAAAGCCGCAGCTGAGGGAAGAAGAATCTAATTTAAAAGGTGATGTAAATGGTAACATTACAGGAAGTCTACGATAACTTCCTCGGTCGTATATCAGACGATGAATGGTCTGACTGCAACATTACAGAAGAGGATTTAAAGTGGATGACTGCCGACTGGCACGCTATTTTAAATTAGGCTATTCCATATTTTAAATTTCCTCGTTGTAGTCTAAGAGTAGACGATATAACTCAAACATTTGCAGACCCCAAGATGTCAGATGATGAAGTTAATATACTTGCTGTATATATGAAGTTACAGTGGGTAAAACGTAGCATCGACACCTGGGAGAATATAAAAACTCAATATGATGAACATGAATTTTCCCAAGCCCATTTGCTCAATTAGTTTATTAAGCTAAAGGCCCAAGCTGAAGAAGAAGCTAAGGACCTTGAAGCTATTTACTACCGTGCTCCTTCTAAGGCACCATTTAAGTATGGCCGCCTTGCTGGTGGAGGACGTAATAGGAGAAGTAGACGTGGCTAATATAGATGATGTAAGAGAAGCCTATAGAGACAAGATGAAAAAGAAACTCTATGGGCTTCTTCGCGAAAGAGAGAAAAATGGGGAATGGAAAAAATTCTTAGACAGTATTCTTATTGAGTTAATGGGATATGAAGATTGTAATAAGACAATTGATTATTACACTCTTTATTATAAATTATCCGCCTGCCGTTATTTATCTTTCGAGTATTATCGAAAGACACTCTTTGAGTGCATGAACTTATTTGATAGGATTGATGTTCAATGAGTTACTTTACAGATGTGTATTTGAAAAGAATTAATCACGGCGGCTTCACACGTCAGGACAGAATTAAAACTCGAAAGGAAGTAGAGTTTGATAGGCTGTTTTTGAAATAGACCGAATATTTGGTTACGCTCTATCAAGTTAATGATGAACCTGTTGATGTATAGGCGTCTTTGTAGCCTAATAAATGGAATGAAAGTAAC